TTTGAAAAGCTCCAGTTAAATAGCGTATCTCCAAAACCTTTCCAGAATTTAGTTGCCCATTCTCCGCCTCGGATTGTATCAAGCAGAAGCCCAATTATTCCACCCACTAAAGCTCCTATTGGACCTCCAAACATAGCCCCTATACCTGCACTAACAGAAATAAGAAGCCCCTCTCCCATTGCATTGAGGACACTTTCACCAAAGTTTTCTCTGATAAATTCGTCAATGCCATCAATGATAGCATTACCAATAACATCGAATGCCGGGCCACCAACAAACCCTACTGTAAATCCAGTGAGCGCTATCTTAAGCCCACTGAGCGTTATTCCAGACGTACCAATTGATTTCATGATGCCTTTGGCTATCAAACTACCGACACCAGCAAATTTGAAAAGAGCAATTGCTGCCAAAATGGCAGCTTCTATTGGTGCTGCATCCATAAGTCCAGCAAAAAACTTAATTCCTGCACTAATAGCTGCGATTATAATCCTTCCTGTCATTGCAAGGATTGTATCCCAGTCCAGAGCTGCCAAAAACTCTCCGATTTTCTGTCCTACCATAAACCAATCCGTATTTTCCAATGCTGTTGCAATGGTATCCAGCCATCCTATCACGAACACTGATGCCGCACTTCCAAGGGCAGAAAAATCAAAGGTTGAGAAAAATCCGTTTATTCCTGACGCTATGGATAATCCAAAGTTGGACCAATCAAAATCCTTTCCAAATTCCAGGGCCGCATATAATGCCGTGTTGAGCGCCCCTCCAATGGAATGCCCCACCTCCCAGAACAGGTCTGGAGATATAAGGCCATTGAGGAACTGTGCAAAACCACGTCCAAACCCCCGCGCTGATTCATATGCCTCATTCCAGTTGATTTTCCTAAGGGAATCAGTTATAGCTGCCCCTATGTAAGCACCAACAGAATAATAATCACCCACCTTAAAGGCATCAATTATCTTGCTTGATATCAAGTCTGCCTGTGCCTGTACATTGTCCATTCCAAGGTCCAGGTCACCCAGGATACCACCACCGCCCCCTCCGCCAGAACCTCCTCCTGAATTTCGGTTGGAACTTAGGTTGTTAAGTTCGTCAAACTTGGCAAGCTGACGATTCATTTCTTTGGCCGAGTTTGCCGCGCTTCCCATGTTATCCGCAATGTTCCCAGCAGAACCGGCTGCAGAATCCATGGAATCCGCCATATTTCCTGCTCCGCCACCAGACGCATCCCCAAATATTGCTACCGTAAAGGCTTTAAAGTACGCCGCAAGGGTCTGCAGCTTTTCCAGGATGGTATTGATTACCTGGATTACTGGGGTAAATGCATTAATCAGACCCTGTCCGATTGTTGCCCTCAATGCATCAAACTGCAGGGATAGGATTCTAACCTGATTAGCCCAGGAGCCGCTTGTCCTGGCAAAATCACCGGAAGCATCCGAGAGCTGTGACATTACGAACCGGTAACGCAGCATGACCTTTTCCTGTTCGGTCATCTTCGCCGTGGTCTTACCGAAGCCGTTGTTCATGGCGTACTGGTCAAGTGCCGTCTGGGTCATGACCACGCCCAAATCCTTAAGTGATTCCGTCTCCCCGGTGAAGATGCTCTTTAGTTTCGTATAGGCTTCGTCCTGCGAAAGGTTATAGAATGATGCAACATCACCCGTAAGGCCTGTTATGGCTGCCGACATGTCGTATCCGGCCTTTCCTGTTATGCCGAATGACTTTGCCATTGCCCCATATGTACCCATGTATTTCTTTGCCATTGTCTCCGACAGGCCAAATGCTTTTGCTGCATCTTTAGCAAATGCATCCACCCTGCCGGACATGGAGCCGAAGGTGACATCCACAACGTTCTGCACCTCGGTTAGGTTACTCCCCAGTTCGATACACGATTTTCCGAATGCCACTATGGCCGCAATACTTAGTACCGATGCCAATATGGCACCCACACGCTTCCAGGAGTTTGCAATCCTGGCGGTCTGCCGCTCTATCCGGTTTGTCACCTGGGCTGTCTTGGCCTGCACCTTTTCCATCTGTTCCTGGTATGGCTTCGTGTATGCCTCAATGATGACCTTAAGCTTTTCAAGGGTAATTCCACTACCGTCCGTTATCCTCACCGCCTTTCTGTTCTATATTTTTAATGTAGTCCACGCTTCCGGCGCATTTCGTTATACCTTTCGGCATATTCCCTTCTGGATATCCGGGCCTGTTCCAGTGCTTCTGCCTTTTGGCGTCCTTCAAAAGCTATTCTTTCATTTTCAAAAAGGGAAGGGTATGTGTCCCATACACGCGGAATCCTGATTGTATTATCAGTATCATAAGGAAGCTGGATATACATCCCTATCAAGTCTGCCAACTCATAACGCGCTGCAATTTCATCCCTCACCCTTCTTCGTTCATTTCTGGCATATGAATCCATAAGGTCCCGGATTTCTCCCAAGGAATACTCCCAGAAGTCACAAGGACTTATCCCACAGTCAAGCGCAAGAGGATACAACTCATAGATAAGGTCGGATATGGTTACATCTCGTCCTTGAGGTCCTCCCTCTTGTCCATCACACTCTCCCTCTGGTTCTCCGTAAAAAAACCGCTCACCAACATAATCTCCATGATAACATCAACCATGAGGTCCATCTGGGTTCCGCCCTCATCTGCATATTGGTCATACAAGGCCTGCACATCCTTATATTTAACGCCATGTTTCCAGGGAGTCATAGCCGCCTGAATAACCGTCAGCATAATTCCCAACTGCGGCAGTCCCCCGCTCTGCATAATCAATGTCACCAGATTGCAGCGGAACTTTTCTTCCAGTTTGCAAATCTGTTGTGTGGTAAGCTTGAGTTTGTAATCTTCACCTCCAACCGTCCAATATGCAAACGCCTTTCTCCTATTTTTAAGGTCCTCTACTGTTTCAACCTTCTTTTCCACTTCATTCTCTTCATCCATTCCGAACTGTCCCATAATCTGTTTTCCTCCTTTTTATGCTGTTGGGTCTGTTACGATTAAATCGCTACATGGTGTAATAGTTAGGTTTACCTCCATTACGCCATTCTTTCCACCTCCGGTCCTCTTGGCCATCACCTGTCCATCAACTTCCGTGGTTGTCCCGTCTATCAACGTTTCCTGAAATGACAATATTTCGCCTGTTTCCTGTGCCTTTCTCATTACGCGGTATACACTGGAGTCCGATTCGTTTTCATAACAAAACTTATAGGTGAGATCACCAATATCACCTATTCCATTCTCATAGCGGTTATTTTTTGCATTAATGGGAGTGTTCTCTACCTTCTCCATCTCAATTCCCATCTCTGGTATTTCCTTAAGAAATTCTGATATATCTGTATATTCAGCGGCACCTTTCTTCTTATATTTCAATGTAGTTCCATTAACTAACATTCTTTCACCTCTTTCTACTTCTGATATATATGTTTACTGGTAACATCAATTACCATTTCATAACGCATCTGCTTGTGTTTCCTTCCGCTTGGGTCATCTACATCCTTGCATAAGGTTCTCAACAACCCAAGTGTTGACAACGCTTCATCGACCATCACAGCCGCCAATGATGTGCTTTTATTATGCCAGACATCAATGCGATATCTGACATAGGATTTCCGTTCTACATTTCCAGTATGTTCAAACACATTGTTATCCTCTTCCATATACTGGATGGCTAAATCCTTCTCCCAGTCTTTAGGATAACTGTCTGTCACGTTGTCTGTAACAGACAGCAGGGCTGCGTAAACCTCGTCCTTAACATTAATCATTACCTACACACCTTTCTCAACTCGCGTTTCAGAGCCTTTTCCATCCTATCCACCACCTTGTCCTCATTATCCTTCAAGGCAGGATACATGAATGGCTGCGCCGGTTGTCCTGTGCACTGGTAAAACCGTCCATCTGGTGTATCCAAATAAAACCAGTGATATTCTTCCGCCGCTTCTTTATCCACCTGGCTCTCATGTATCCACCAGGGGGATACGGTATAGGACGGGTTGACCACAGGGGATATCCCCGCATGGTTTGCGGCACCTTTTAGGCCGGTCCCCATCTCAACATACATGGCATATGATTTATTGGTATAGATAGTTCCCATTACCCGGTCATCCATGCTCTCTGTCATTGACTTGATGCTATTTCTCAACTCTCCGTCTCGGACAGGACACAAAAGCTTTGCTTCTGCCTGTATGCGTTTGGCCTGCTCCCCCACTAACCGCTCCATCTGCTGGTCACAGATTTGTTCCAATGCCGCAAACTTCCTATCCAACTCCTTTTGGCCTTGTATCATAACTTTTCCACCTCCAGGGTCAGGAACCGGTATGGATATATGGCAACCACCTTGTAATCCGGCTCCGCGCCACCGTCAACACATAAGCATATCCCATCATTGGCCGTGATGATCGGGCCGCTATTGATTGCATAGCCTACCTTACCTGTTCCCGGTACTTCCTGATAGGTTCCTTTGATTCTCAGATTTCGGATGTTCGGCAGCCGCTGCCCATA